CCCACTTCGTATGCATATACAGAATGCGGTCATAATACTCATTAATCTTGTCAGTTTTAAAACGATCAATGTCTAAAATGTAAACATTGTTATCTCTATCTACACCAATACAAACAATAGCAGTGTAGTCAGCTTTCTTACTCAAGCTATATGCAAAGTCGATAGCTGCATAAATGTTAAGCTTTTTGTCTTTGTAGTACCAAAACCCAGACTGCTGTTTAACAAAGCTTTGCTCATAATACTGGAATCTATCGTCACTTAAACGATTAGACTCAGGATCATTAGGATCATTGTAATACTGAGCGTAAAACTGTGTCCGGTCTGTGTACATAGCTGAGATACGGGCGAGTTCACGTTGGTCAAAGCCAAACATCTTACCATCTTCTCTAGCAGAGCGAGGCCATAAAAACTTACCATTAGTTTCTACAACACGTTCCATGATGTTCCAAATAGGTATTGTATCTGTCTGAATACCTTCATCATCAAACACAGGCATAGTCTGTTCTTTCCAAACTGAGTATTGATCAGCAGGATGATAACGAGTACCACATGCTTTAACCATACCCCCTGTGTTCAGGATAGATGCCATCTGAGACATAGCAGCTGATACTTTACGTCTGCCTTCCTCAGTGTATGCGTTGTCAGGAACAACAACGTCGTCTGCTACAATAATGTCTGCGTGTAGTCCGGTGGTGTTAGTGGTTAGACCTGCCGTTACCACTGTCATATCACGAACACCTTCTTTCTTACGTTGAGGATGATCCACTGCAATAGCAACTGTAGACCATTTTTCGCGCTTCCCTTCATCTTCTTTGACCATCTCAGGCCAATATAAACGGTATTGCTGCGAAGTAAGAATGTTTTTAATTGCGTAAAGCTGTGCTTCCGCTAGGGTGCTCGTTGCAGAGAGGTAGAGAATAGTGGTTTCAGGATGTACTGTAATCCACCAAGCGCACCAAACCGCCACGCAGTGACTCTTCATATGTGCTCGTGGGAGCAACAACAATGAGTTAGGATGAGACTCATCTTGTAAGAATTTAAAAGCTTCTTTGTGTGCGTCACCATACACACGTTCAGGATGGATAAGTCTTGCAAAGAACCACAGATCACTTTCTGCTGCTTCTTTGATTTCTTCCCATTCTGAATTAGCCATCTTTTAGTCTCTTATAATCATTCATAACAGCTAACTTAACTTTGGCTTGCTGTTTAGTTTCTTTCTCTACTTCTTGTTTAGAAGGTCTGCCACGTTTAGGAGCATCAACTTCCCAACCTTTATCAGCTAACCACTTAGATGCTTGGTAGTTACCTTCAATTGCTTGTTCAATAACACCCATTACACCTTGTGAACGCATCATAACATCACGCTCTTCACGCCATGCTTCTACATAAGGGGCTAACTCAGGACTATTTTGTAGAGCTTTCCAATGTGACCAACCACCTAGATGCTGTTTAGCAAATTGATACTCAGTAGGATCATCACACTCAATGAATTTTTGATATAAGCTGTAGTAGGTTTTACCATCTACCACATGGTCTTCATCTTTTAATGTGTAACACGCATGTTGTCGTGTTGCAGGTAAAGTCATTTCAAAGAATAAAGCTTTAGTGAGCCATTTACCTTGTTCGTTTTTAAAAGCCATAGGGGTTTCCTTAGCGTTGACGCTGCATAGCAGCTGATCCAAAATAGAATCCAATAATGTTCATAATACTCACTGGCAGCCATTCAGGAGTAACGAATCCTTCCAGTTGTTTATAGATTGTTTCTGTTCCTGTGAAATCGAAGAACAAGAACTTAAATCCCGTTTCGACTTCAATAGGGATGTTTGTCGGATGTCCGAGTAGTGGAGCAAGGAATACAATACCCAAACCCCCAAGCATAGCCATAATAACAATAAAGCGACGAATCCAAGCTGCATTAGGGTTTTGCATAGCTCTAGCATCATTAACACCTGCTTGAACTTGAGCATTCTGCTTCATCAGCATTTGCCATTGTTCGGCTTTATCTTGTTGAGCTTGTCCCCACATTTTCATCAAGCCACCTAAAACGGTGGAGCCAATCATGGAGATAGCTTCAATAGGTAATCCAAACATTACTGTACCGTTCCTTTCATAGCTACCATTAAGGCAATTGCACCACCCATAGTAGCTATTCCTAATAATACCACTGCTGCCGCAATAGCATATTCTTTTAGTTTTTCTCTGCGATCAATCTCAGCATAAATTGCATCTTGTCGCATCTTACGAATCTTTTTTTCAGTCTCAATGAACTCACGCTGTCCACGTTCGCCCTGAGTTGCACCTAGATACTGCATAAGCTCTGACCGCTGTTCCCTTGCTGTAACCTTGGCTGTGTAAATCTCCATTGCTTCCTGTTCTATGCTTTTTCCACTCTTCGGTAGCAATGAACGGAATATGTTTTTCTTCTTGTTTTTGTTCAGCTCGTCTGCTTTGTCCAGATCGGCAATTGCTCCCGCCCACTGACTCAGTTGACTCATGCAATCTTGCAATTCTCTGCCGCTCTCGACTAGTTGCTTCAAGCCTTTGAATGCTGTAGTAGCTATTCCAATTATGCTCACTGGGTCCATATATCATACCTTTACTGTAGTCTCTGCAAGCCATTTATATAATATTTCTTGAGGCACAGCGGTACAACCTTGAAAAGTTTCAGACTTGCCTTCTTCTGATTCTGTAGGAACACTCATACATATTTGTGGTGTACCATCAGAATTTAAGCTCCAAACAGCACCTTCCATCGCCATAATTAAAACAAGTTCGGTAATACCCATTACCGTTTCATCCATTCAACACCAGCAATTATTACTGCCCATAGACCGGAAACCGCAATGGCAATTCCACCCGCAATACCTTTCCATTTCATCAATTGATCTTTGACTTCATGTAGGTCTTTATGGTTTTCCTCTACCATTGAGATAAGCTTATCCACTTGAGTTTCAAGTTTAGCTAATCGTTCTGCGGTTTCCAAATCCATGTGGGCTGCTCCTTTATGCGGCTTTTTCTTCTTTGTTTAATGATTCCGTAAGCATAGTCATAAATGCTTCACGACCAATTGAAAGTTGATCTAAATTAAAACGTGCTGATGAAATTTTACGATCTAAGTCTGCTACATGATTAACAATAGTTTTTTGCTCGTCAGTCAACTGATCTTCAGTGTACTCTACATCATTAATTGTAATGGTTTGTGTTTTTTTCTCGCCCATTATAGTGCCTCATTAAGTTATTTTGCAGTAACAATTGCCCATACTGCATTGGGATCATCACGAATAGTGATTGTTTGATTTAAGCCTAGTTTTGCAAATTGTCCTAAACCTAATGCTTTATTATTTGCGACCAGTTTAGCGTACAAAGAAACTAAAACTTGTTGTTTTGTGTCAGAAGTTGTAAATGTAAAATCGCTTGAATCAGCTTTAAACACCTCTACATCAAAATCATTGCCGTCTATTTTGTTAAAAACTACCCAACCGCCACCATCTTCTCTAGCTTTAGTTGTTTGATTTTTGTCAGTGTGTCCTACTTGAACAACATCGCCTTTTTGGTAAGTGTTTTCTAACTGAGTATTGTAATAAACATCGCCTACACCATGTGTAACATAAAATAGTTTTTGAGTGAGCGGTGCTTTTACATGGTAAGCCTCAAAAGGAGCTAACCTTCCAACGCAAACTTGACATAAAGATGTGTCAGCTATTTGAGTTACAATGTTGTTTTCTGTAATACTCACAACTCAACCTCATTGTTTTGTAATTCAGTTAGCAAAAATGAGTCCTCAAAGGTAAACTCTTGCCCCACCCACTCATTGTAAATTTGTATAAGTTCTAAATTCTGTGAAAAACTTTCTTTTTTTGCTACTTGATCACAAATTGTCTTTGCCATTCTACCAAGATGCTTTAAAACTGCTTCTTGACTAGAACAATCAGGAAGATTACTAGGCTGTACAGCTAAAGGAGGGTAATCAGTAGGTGTGTATGATTGCGTTTTATCGGATGCACAACAAAAAGTAATTGTGTCTGTTTCTTGATCGTAGCTTAAAATCTTTAACTTAATCATGCTAAATAATTTCCATAAGTAGTGCCATTATTGCTATAGCTTCTTAAGTAGCCATAACCATTTATCCAATAGCCAGCTGATGCGCCCGCTGTGCCTGATCCAGTAACATAAGCCGAGTTATATGCTCCGTTTTTTGGGGTAGTCTGTCCTGCACCACCAATACCTGCTGCGCCATAAGCACCACCGGGACCTCCATTGCCGCTGTAGTAACCGTTCCATCCCGCTCTAACACCACCAGTGCCTACAGCAATTCCACTTGAATCTGTACCATCTGCATTAGATGATATAGTATAACCACCTACTGTTGTTCCGGCGACTGGATCATTTGCACCTGCTGTTCCACCAAAACCAGTTCCAGACTTTGTAGAAGAAATGGCTCCTGCGCCTCCTCCGCCTCCTCCGCCTCCCAGAAGAACAGCCCCATATACAGCATCTTGAGCATAGATTATGAGACCTCTACCACCGCCGCCGCCACCGCCACCTCCGGCGATAGTTCCGTTATTCACTAAGCTAAAAAGGGAAGTTGCGAAAATAGCCTCGCCACCTGCGGTTGCAATCGTGTGTGTTTGTACAGCGCCACCGCCTGATCCATTGTCTATAGAATATGCACCATCACCACCATCTCCACCTCCACCGAGAATTAAGCCGTTATTTGTGATGGTGATCAAATCTTTATATCCATTAAAACCTGAAATAGTGAATGCGGGATACTGCACACCGCCTATTACATATCCGCCAATAGTCACACCTGCGTCAATAGTTACATTAATATAATTATAACCACTGCCTAATTGGCTACTAACTTCGTTATATAAATTATAGGCTTCAACATCAGAAGATATAGTGACGTTAATAGTTACTGGAGCACCATCATACCCGCCTAAAAATCCACCAAGCATTATCTCGCCTGATGTAGGAGCGTAAGATTTTTCACCGTAGAACTCACTCAGTTGGTGCGGCGCAGTATCGCCATACTCAGTAGCTAAATCTACTAAAGTAATTGGTGCGGAGGTCGGTAAAGCCATTATACTGATTCTGCAAGAGCAAACTGATTTGCGGCTAAATAATTGTAAGCTTTATCTATTAGTGTTTCACCTTCAAATGTGTCAAGCACATCTAATCTCTCTTCGTAAGACACAGAATGAAAAGGCTTACCTTGTTTATTAGGAGTATCCAAAAATACAGTAAACACCATGCGACAATTATAATAATTAGTACGCTCGTCTACTGTTTCATCTGCTGAAAGTTCTCCTTCTAGGTAGCGAATGACATTAATCTTATGCAATCGAAAATATGCATCAGGAACATCATATTGCATGTCCCATTCTGATGCTTTTAAAGTTTTACGAAATGCCATTTTTAAGTTCCTCTAATTCTTTCTTTACAGTTTTAAGTTCTGTTGTTAAATCATTCACTGCTTCAATTAATAATGCTGTTAGCTTTTCGTATCGTACAGCTTTTGTGCCATCTTTACGTTCTGCAACAACTTCTGGCAGTACAGCTTCAACTTCCTGAGCAATAACACCTACGTCATGTTTACGATTGAAATAATCATCTTGCTTGCCTTTAGACTCAAGGTAGTCATCTTTCCAATCGTAAGTTACGCCGCGAATAGAATTAACTTTAGCTAACGCATCAGGGATGTTTTGGATATTTTCTTTAAGGTTGATGTCCGATGAGTAGAAAGCAACAACATCACCCCCCGCACGAATCTCAGCACCATGATAGAGTGATGTATTGGTCATACTGAAGTTACAACCGCCTACATCTAGTCGAGTTATTTCACCTAAATCTCCACTTGGTGCGCCAATCTGACATTCGTTGTTTGCGGTGGTCGCTGATAATTCCGAACCGTAACCAATACCAATGTTGTAATCGCCTGTAACAGAGTTTTCGTTTAGTGCTGAATAACCAATCGCGACATTACCGATACCATCTAAGTGATAACCTGCATTTCTTCCTATTGCAATGTTGTATTGTGCGTCTGAGTCATATCCCGCGTAAGCACCTATATAGACAGAGTCATATGAGTCATGCCCATAACCGGCATAATAACCTACAGCTACTGAACGCTGCGCGTTTAGTGCATTTCCAAAGGCGTGTGAGCCAATAGCCACAGAATAATCACTAGCCTGTACGTTATAGTGTGTTCGATAACCAACATTTACATTATAGTTGGCGGAAGTATAAGAAGCGCTACTTCTTCCTGCTTCATAACCTACATTAACTGTATAGTTGCTTCTACCGTATCCACCTGCGTAATAACCTATGTCAGTTGAAAAATCGTAAGCTTGGTGTCCGGCATAATAACCAACGCAAACAACCTGATCGATACCACTAACACCATAGTTAGTGTATGCACCTATACAAGTGTTGTAGTTAGCGTTTGAACTGTAGTTAGCATATGCGCCAACAGCAGTACAATAAGATGCAGTAGTGGTGCTATAGTTTGCGCGATAACCTAGACCAGTATTGTGGATACCTGAAGTGACATTAGTTAAACTTTCAGAACCTACTGCTGTATTGTAGTCGCCTGAAGTTATGTCATATAAAGATAGACTGCCAATACCTACATTATAATTTGCACCATTTGAAGTTGTTTTTCCATATCCGGCATATCGACCTATATAAATATTTTGATTTCCGTTATTTCCTGATCCGTAATAACCCGCTCTATAACCAATAGATACGCTCTCAGGTCCACCAGTATATCCAGATGAACCATAAGCAGCTTGGTAGCCTATTGCAATGCTATAACCTACACTAGTATTGAAATACCCCGCTCCAGTACCAATAGCGACATTGTTACTCCCCGTTGTCTGAGAATATAAAGCACTATGTCCTATGGCAATATTGTTAGTGTCAGAAGACGTAGATGTAGCTGTATAAAGATCAGTACCTAAACCAATATTCCCCCAAGTGTCCCAAGAACCTAAAGTAACATTCTCATCACAGGAA